TTAATAAGGGTTTGCTTGCGGAAGGCTATCTAAAGACTGAAAGGTATTTGCCCTTACTTCGGTTATATAACCTTGCTGACCTCTTTGGTCGGTAAATTGTCTTGTTCGTAAAGAACCCTCTACATAAACTTTTGAACCTTTTTTTAATAATTGCGTGGCCGTTTCACCTAATCGACCGTATGCAATAATGCGATGCCATTCTGTATTCTCAATCCAATCGCCAGTGTTTTTATCTTGATACTTTTCTGAAGTAGCAATCGAAAACTGAACGTAAGTATTACCATTCGGATAATGTTTGGTTAATGGATTAGCTCCAAGTGAACCGACTAAAATCACCTTATTTATTCCACGCATCTGTATCAATCCTGTCCTGAGCTGCTACGACATTTACCAATACGAAAATAATCAATCGGACCCGGTGCATCCTTCGGTGTAATTTCATATCGACTCAAAACATAGGTTCTTACACTTGCCTTTACAGTGATTTGGTCACCGTTAATCTCGGTAATTTCACCTATGTATGCCTTCTGGCTTACCTCAATCTTCCCTTGATATGTATTTTCTCTTTTTTGAACCATAAAATTAACTTCATCGCCAACTTTATAAGCGTCAAAATCAGGGAGAATCAGTCCTCCACATTTGCAATGAAATTTAGACTGTATGTTTGCTTGCGTATTTTCTGCGGTAGAATCGCTTTGCATGACTTCTCTCCAGTTGTTATGTGACACATACAGGAGTGGCCGCTTCTGTATGTGTGCTTCTAAAAAAATTAAGATTTACGAACTTGAACTTTTGCTTCAGGGAAAATTTCACTTATTGCTTCTGTTATGGCATCGAAAATTTTCTCCGGGTTAAAGCCTGTATTAGGGTTATCTGCATCTGCCCGTTTGTTAAGTTGTTCTAATGTCTCAGAATCAACTGGTTCAAGACCTAAAGCTTGATTCAACTCATCTTGATAAGCCCATTCTTTAATCATATATGGCCGTGCTTCCCCACCTGGTGTATGGAAGTGGCCACAACTTTTTTTATAGATTGCTGGAGCCAAAAATTGCCCAGTTACCATGTGTAAAACAAGTTCACGACCTGTTTCTGGGATAACATCCATCCCTTTAAAAATAGAAACTGTTTGATAAGTAGATTCTTCAACCTTTTGTATTTCGAATGAAAAAGCTAGTTTTGAACTAGAAGCTAAAACTCCTTTAAAAAAATCCTTTAAATCACTTTGCGGTAAAAACATAAGTGATACCGAAAGGTTATAGCGATCCACACTAAAAGACTTTGGAACGTTAGGAATGTCTTTTCCTAAAACATGAGTCCAAGTTTTTATTCCGTGAACTTCTTTAGCGATTAAGTGATACATGATTTCTCTCCTATTATTAGTCATTGGTGTTGGTTTCAGATGGAACCTCAAACAACCAGCAGCGAACGGACTTCCCGTTCTGGATCTTGCTGGCCACCATCTTGTTTGAATCTAAAAATTTGTAACGCATGCTTTGACGTAGCGCGTCCTGAAGCTCCCGAACTTCGGGTAAGTTGAATCGTAAATCGGCTGCAACTTTGTAGAGATGAGCGAAGTTAATCGCGATATATTTGTGACGTTTGCTGTGATGATTAAGTACAGTGTCTTCATTAAGTGATTTATGAGTTTCAATCTGTTCGTAGGTGTCCCAAAAGTTTTGAACAATTGCACTGTCTTGTTGAAGAGCTTTATCTCGTTTGATGGCCATCTCACCTAATTCAATAATTACTTGGCGTTGCGTTTCTTCATCAATCTGAATTACGTGCTGAACCAAACTTTTGAATAAGGCCATAAATTGCGAATGGTTATGAATGATTCGGGAACTTTCAATCGTGTAAGAGCTACGAAGCATGTCATCGTATTCTTCTTGCAACTGCGCATACGTTTCTAAAATCTTTTCTTCTTTTTCTAGGCAGCTCAGAATGAAATAGCTGACATCTTCAATTTTGTATTTCTGAAGCCGTTTACTTGCATCTAAGGACTGCTGAGTAAGATGTTTTTTCTCAAAACCTACATGTATAAATCGTCCTTTAATTGCTTCTGAACCATTGACTTCAGCATTCTGACTTACAATTAATGACCCCATAAAAGGTGGATCATAAGTTTCATTGCCACCAGTTTTAACACCTCGAGCACCGAGTGATCCCCCATCAAACAAAGTTTTGAGCATGTCCCAATTAAACTGGCGTGTATAGGGCTGGTTCTCGCCAGAGCGGTCGGATTCAATCAAAAGTACGGGTAAATTTGAGACCTGCCGGAAAGTACGGATTAAGCCTGATTCGGATGTTTTATTTGGGTCAAGACCTTCGTAGTCCCCGTTATTATCTTCACGTCCAAGCAGCTTCCACATAAAATTAAGCATGGTGGATTTACCTGTACCGGGCTGGCCGACCACCTCTAAAAATGGGAAAGATTTATGCATCTTTCTGATTTGTTGAGCAAATAGACTTCCAAAAAATGCAGTTAATGTGACAAGCCCTCGGACGTCATAAGCTTGTATCAGATCAGCAACCCATTCCTTTTTATATTCATTTTGTTCTTTGTTAATTTTTAATTTGAAAGGCATATTTGCTTTTAGATTAACCTGACGTGGTAATGCAAAATAATCATCATCATTGATGTGATAGGTTTTACCCTTTTGCACAGCAATATCACCTAATACATAGGTTTCAAGTTCATGGTGGTAACCAAGATAATTGATTAACTGAACCCTACGAATATTTTCAGTAGTGTTATTAACAAATCGATCTAGCTGGGTACTATTGCCAAAAAAGACTACTCCGGGTGCAACTGCTATAAGTCGTTTTTTAAATTCTGCTGCTGAAGCTAGTTGGGCACCTGTAAAGGTAGTTTTTACCGTGTGAGCATTCTTTGGAAAATCGATACGGAAATAGTATTTTGCATCTTCAATTTCTTCAGAATATTGGTAATAAAGGGCAGTAGGTTTACACTTGGCCATTTCTGTGACCGAGTAACAACTACGAATAGCTTGATCAATTACTTTTTCTTCATATTCATCTTTTTCTTTTTGCAGCCAATCTTCATTTTCATCATCTTCTTGACCTAACTCGCGAAGCTTTGCGTTATAAGCATCCATATCCATTTTGAACCAATATAAAGAGTTATTGAAATCAAATGGGAATGAATGGGATTTTGTTTTTTTGAACATTAGAATGGCTTTATCAGCAGCACGTTCTGCTATATGTAGATCACCGTAATAACGATATTTTTTTAGGTCAGCTTCTGTTAATCGTTCTTGTTTATAAAGATCATTCCAATCTGTTTTATTCCAACCAGAAGGCGGCAATGCTGCTCCGCACTCCCAACCTTCAGATTTGGCAAGTTCTATATTTTTATCAATACCATCACGGCCAGCTTGATCTGCATCAAATGCCCAAATAATTTTTGGCCGTGGTTTATCTTCTTGCTTACATTGCTCTGCAATTCTATTCAGCAATATAGATGGATAGTTATTGCAGGTTAATGCGGTGAACGTAGTTACACCGGAGAGCCACAAGGCAATCGAGTCAAAAACTCCTTCTGTAATCCAAATTTCTTTTGCATTAATCAGGTCGGTTTCAGGTGGTACCCAACCATGACCTTTCATTTTGAAATTCTTAGGATTTGGAGTTTTTGGTAATTTACCTTTGTCATCGAGACAACGCTCCCAATAACCAACGTTGTTTGGATCGTCAGTAATTGGGAAACGTATTGTGACAGAGCCTAAATCTGTACCCCAAAGCTTGTAATATTCTTGCGTGTAATGGCCACGCAATTTGTCGACCGGAAAACCACGACCTTCAACCAGATATGCATCTACGGTTGCGGTCGGGTTTTTCTCAGTTGGGGCAAAGCGTTTTTCCCAATTCTCGAAAAGATCAGGATAGAGATCACGTAAGTAAACAACATGGGCACATTTACTGCGTCGGTTACATTGAAGGGTCCACGGTGCTTCAATATGAGCATAAAGTTCTTTATGCTTACAATTTGGGCAAACACCTTGTATTAAATATTCCTCTCTTCTTTTAAAGCGAAATTCAATTTCAAGTCTGCGGACTGCTTCTCTTTGCGTCTCTGGATACATCATAAACTCTTAGGATTTTCTTGGTTGTACAACATGTTCTGCAATTTGCTGCAGTTGGGTTTTAATGCCTTGCTGAATCACAAATTGAATCGCTTCCTCAATGGTCGCCAAGTTATGTAACTGGCGAACCTCTTCGAAAACTTTTTCTTCTTGCTCGGTAAGTTGCATTTCGTGTCTCATGACGGCCTTCCCTCTTAGCCCCTCTGGAGGTGCTCTAGAGCGCCTGTATTCATGGCACGATCTAAGATAGATTGCTCCGTATCCATGATGAGACGAATGGCATGGCGTAGAGCAAACTCGCGGATAATGATGGCAATTGGTGTACCGGTTATTTGTGACATCGCATCGAAAAGCATCTTTTCAGATTCGGTTAGATTCACGTTGCGACGATTGTCACGAGGCTGTTTACTTTGGTAACTAACAAATTGAGACATGATTACTGCTCCTTTTGTTGTTCTAACTGTAAACCTGCGTTGTAGCGGTTCATTGCCAATAGACCGAGACTAATACCTCGTTTATTTGCTGTGTCTTCTAGCTCCTTTTTTTCTTCTTCTGTGAGATAGATCGTGAAAGGCTTTCGTTCTGCAGAGATACGTTTCTGTCTTTGTCTTGGATATGGTGTTGTTTGTGTGTTCATGATGTATCCTAAGGTTCTAATAATGTGCTTACAATAAAGATAACACATTGTTTGCACCGTTTTAAGTATAAAAGGTTCAATATATGTCCGTTGATGTCGTAACAAAGGAAATGACCGAACGCTTCCAAAGAGAAGTACGCCGATGCAGTTATCCAGCTAAGCGGTTGTCACGTGAGATTGGTGCTCACGAAAATACAATAGGAAACTATCTTCGTGACCATGTCCCATATCAATGGGTTTATTTACAGCAAATGCATAAAAAGGGTCTGGATATTCATTACATTTTGCTTGGTGCAGACCCTGATCATCAGGGTCTGACATTAGAAGAGTCAGTTATGCTCAAAGCCTATCGACAATTACCTGAACATGCTCAACGCAGTTTAATGTCTTTGATCGAAGGTTATGCAACTGATCTTCAGCAACTGCAGAGTTAATCGTCCAGAAGCCCATTATCAGGGTCGAGAAGTTGCTGGGCCTCCGACAACTTCTCCTCTACCATTAAAAGAACGTTAGCAAAGTCATTTGCGTTAAAAGTAATTTCTGGGTCTTGATGTCTTGCTTCTAGCGAACTTCTTAAAATACGAACCATACCTAACACTTGATCAAATGACATTACTGCTTTGTCTACTGAATTTTTCATCGTTTTAAAGTTCCAACTATCCATAACATTCAATTGAAATTGCCAAACGACAGTTGGTTGATTATTCCAAAGCGGACTATTTATCGTGGTTTCCCCCCGGAAAACAGGATAAATCAAACTATCCAGAGCCTTTCTCAAATCTGCCATGTCGATTGGCTTTAACGATGTTAATTCAGCTAAATCATTGACTTGTTCAGGATTTATACTTAAAAATCCAAAAAGCTCAGGCGTATGATTAAAATCTAGCTCTTGTTTACTTGCCGCATCCAAGATAGTCATGAAATAAGCAAGTATAGGCATATGTTCCGGGTTAGAAACTACGACTCGTGGAGTTAGCGGAATATAAGAAAAAATACTATTGTGATTCATTGATATGCCCCTACAAGTAAATAAACAGATGTTAAAAACAGTAAGAGCAAAAATGCGATCACACCAGGATGCATATAGAGCTTAACTCCTCCTTGAAATTCTTCATTTTGTTGGAACTCAGGCACTAATGTGCCAGTTTGGCCAGCAAAATCTGGTGAGAGCAAACGCTGCAGACAAACTTGATACATACGCTCCTGAACTGAATAGTCCAGTACGTTTTGTAGAACTGCTGAAGGATGAACAGGTCCGACGAGAGCCGGGAACGGATGGATATTATTATTTGGTAGACGTATAGCTACGCCATGATTTTGGTAAGTCATGATGTTATCTCGTAGGTTAGGTTTTTAACCTACCGCCATTCCTTCCACAGAATGGTGGTAGACCGAACAGGGGTGGAAGTACCGTCCTACAAGACACGGCCAGCACAAGGCTGCCCTGCCCGATCTACCATAACAAGTATAGCCGATCAGACTTTTTAGACAAAAAAAAGGACGCTTAAGCGACCAATATTTCTGCGCTTGTAGGATGATTAAACAGACTTCCACATCTGCCACCGATTTTGCGGTGTAACACATTTAACAATGTGTTAAATCACTATAGTAAAGATAACAATGTGTTGTCAATACATTGTTAAAAAATTAATTTTGATAAACATAACACTGTGTTAACAGAATATAATCAATTAGTAACTTTATTAAATTTATATTTTTTAAATAAAAAAGTGTGAATCCTATTATGCAATTATGGTTTGTGTACTTTACTTTTGGTATGTATTTCATTGCAGTGTGGAGTATTATTCCTTATCTGATTAAACCTAAATGGTTTGGCTTTACTAGGGGGAATACACTACCAACTCGTTTGAAGATCCTGCAGCTTTGGCTTGGCTATCAAGCAATTCTTATTATTATTTTCTGTATAGCCCTACCTAAGCAACCTAACAATGATTTTAGTTTATGGGGGCTATTAATCGGACTTATAATACAGCTCATCATCTGTATTCAAGCAGGTAAAGCCGCTACTTCTCGTTATACCCTCTTAAAACCGACAAATATTCTACTTACAGAACAATTTATTAAACCCGAAAATAAAATCGAATTTTCTGAGCTTAACGTTCAACATTCTAAAGAAATTAATAAACCAATTAGTTTACGAATCAAAAGTGAAACTCTATTTACCCCCTATATTCCCCCAAGATCATTATGGATAGACTTGAAAAATGGGATACAAAAGACAAATATTCATTTGAATGAAAATCTAAAAAACAACAAATCGATATTTAAAGAAAACTGGACCAAATACAAAAATGACTTAAAAGAAGAATGGAAAAAAACTAAAGCTAAAATGGAGGAACACTCTAAGGCTATTGTAGAAAAAAATAAAGTTGCTAAAGAAATGGCTGCTTTAGAAAAGATGAGTAATCAGCCGCATCATTTAAATCAATTTCACCATTTAGGCTATGAAGACGATAAGCATTTTTCTTATGGCTATACCCCAACTTTTAGCATTCAATATGAGTCTGCTAATGGCGAAATATCATCACGTAATATTGATCCCTTAGATTTTGAAAAGAAAAAATATGATGGAGAATATTACTACTATGTAAATGCGTTCTGCTTCTCTGCTGAAGATGAAAGAACATTTAGGGTTGATCGTATTTTACAATTAATGGATCTAAATACGGGGAGAATGTATTTTACAGAGAAAGATATTAGAAATGTACTTCGAAAAAAATGTAACTCATAAAGTTAAAATTAACAATTAACGGAAATACTATATGACCAGACAATATCTTGCAGATAAACTTTATTATTCAACAGTGCAAATTATTGGTAATAATAAAACAGGAACAGCTTTTTTTTACATCCATGACTTTGGAGGTATGGCGAAAATATTTCTAGTTACTAATCGACATGTAATTACTGATAATAACAATGGTGCAGTTCTATTTCACGCTTCACGCTCTCCATACCCTACAAAGGAATTAGATGTAGGCAATTGCGTAACATGGAGATTAAATTCACATGAATGGGAAAACAAATGGAAATTTCATCCTGATAGTAATATTGATATTGCAATCCTTGACTTTACCGAAGTTGAAGCGATATTAGATAGTAAAAAAGAATATATTTACTATAACTATATTAGTAATAACACTCTTATCAGTGAAGAAGACCTCCCAGATATTTCTGGCATCGAAAATGTTGTTTTTGTGGGATATCCAAAAGGTCTCATTGATAGTGCCAACCTACTACCAATAGCTCGACATGGATTTACAGCAACACCAATTAAAAATGATTTTAATAAAGAGAAAAAATTCTTAATTGATGCATCAGTTTTTCCCGGTTCTAGTGGTAGTCCAGTTTGCATCCTTAATGAAGGAACTCCATTCATTGACCGTAACAATACTTTAAGAATTGATGCAACTAGATTTATATTTTTAGGTGTTTTATCTAGCGTCCATGTCGATCTGAATCCTGATGAGAGCACTAAGGAACATTTAGATCTAGGGGTTGTAACAAAAGGGATCACAGTTACCGAGACTATTAATCACCATTTTACAATTAGGACACAAACAGGAGCTTAAGATAAGAAACTACTTCTGAGCAGATAATTTCTGCTCTCTTTTTGAATTAAAACCAGTTCCTACGCCTGCCAGCGATTTTGCTGTGTAACACATTTAGCAATGTGCTAAATCAATATAATAAAGATAACAATGTGTTGACAACACATTGTTAGATATATTTTTCTGTTATAAATTTGGTCTTTAACTATTAATAATTTATTTTTAGGACAATATTAGTGACAGAACTATTTAAACTTATTGTAGAAAATAAAATTCTTGGGCAACCATATATTTATATACTTATTGGCATTTTACTTCTTATCTACCTTATTAATTACATTAAAAAAACCGCTTTATGCGGTTTTTTTATTTGGTTGATCTAATCTTCCACGACCAGAACTTTTTAATGGCTTTCGTAAAAAAGGGAACTCAATAAACTTATAAGTAAATAAAGATACAATCGACACTAATAATGCTGCAGGAAAGAAGAATAAATAATATTTTTCCAATGAAATTGTTTTCAAGTCCACAATATTAATTACGGTAAAAAGTATGTACAACACAAGCCCATGTACTAGATAAATACTATAACTTATTTCTCCAAGTACCTTTAAACCCTTATGATTTAAGACTCCAAAGCTATATCCACAAACAATGAATGAGAAAATAACAGCCAAACTTAGCATCTGTGGCCACGAATAAGCTTCCGTCAAGAACAATGCTATGATGCTTAAAGTGCATACTACAATATGGGTAATAGCGGGTTTAGTCTGCATAAATTGTTTAAATCTATCCTTATACAGTACTGCTGGAATCGAAAGAAAAAACAATGCATATACGTGATGAGACTTATGTTTAAAGACATATATAATGAAAGCAATGAATAAAATGCTAGATAGCCATTTTGGAATCTTTTGTTGCCAGATCGCAAAAATTAGGGGTAAAGCGAAATAAAACTTCCATTCATATATTAATGTCCAATGAACACCAGCAATGACTCGCCCACTTTCAAAGTTTTGAAAACTTCCACCTTTAAAAAAAATCCAGTCACTCACCCACTTCAGGAATTCTGTGAAATTTGATGCTGTAATCTGTACATTGAGTAATGTAATTGCCAAAATAAATAGAAAAACAAATAGATATAAAGGAACGATTCGTTTGATACGTGAAATGTAGAGTTGTTTCCATGACACTTTGTCTTTTCTGATTTTTGAGATAAACAGATATCCAGTAATCAAGAAAAATAAAGAAACTGCTACTGCACCAAAATTATCAATCACAATGCTTTCAGGCTTTTCCCAGTCCCCTGCAGTTTTCCATATATAAGTGATATAAAAATGGTGTGCCATCACTGATAAAGCCAATATGCCACGTAAACCATCAACTGTAGAAGTTCTATTAGAATCTGAATCCGGTAAAATACTTACTTTAGTAAAAATGAATGCCAATGAAGTTACAGTAAGACATAATAAAGCAAGCAGCAACATTGCTTCATTTTGAAAAATTATCATAAATATATATTTGCATTCCAAAAATGCCAAGTATTCTAATTTTTGTTGTGTTAAATTTCTATACAAAAGTTTATATGCATAAAAAAAGCCGCTTAAGCGGCTTTTTTTATGCATATAAACTTTCTCGATAAAATTGGTCAAAGTCGGGATATATTGTACGAACTGTAAAAATAATTTTTCTTAAATCATTTTCAATCGACTTTATCAAATCCTTTGTAATACATCGATCCGAATATTTTTCTAAAACTTTTGATTTAACTTCAGAGCCTAGAGTTTCGATTCTTTCCTTTAATTTATACTTTTTTGCTACTTCTTCGACCCTTGCGTTTACAAAGGAGTGTTGAATATCTCCCCTAAATAAACCGATAGAAAAAATAAATGGATGACAAGTAATAGTCGCTGTGGACTTCTCAAGTTCAACCTCGTCTATGAAGATTCGATATGATTTTACTAATTGCATTTCTTTAATCCCAACTAGATGAAGAACTTCCACTATCGCAACTACTACTATCACTTGATCCAGAACTCCAACCTGATGAATCACTTGAACTCTGGCCACTATGATTTGAATAGCTAGATGTATCCTGATGGTACTGAGATCGATAGCGGTCTTCCGAGCAATTATCGGATTTTGCCTCAATATTTTGGATAGCAATACTTGAATAATACTGAAGATGTGGATCTGGATCTCGCTGGGGATACCGTGTATCAGCAGGACCATAACCAACCCAAACTGGACCATTTGAAGTCAAATTAGATAATCCCTGATGAGTATGGGTAATAATTGGTTTTTTATGACAGTCACATTTAACGGTTTTTGAGAATAACCAACGTTTTTTACAGATTTCACACTTGGCCATTAACTTTCCTCCAGTTCAGGGAATAAATTGAGATTTGGAAGTGGTTCGATTTCTTTAATATATTTATCTGGTCTACGTTTTAATTTCTTTAGATTAATATCCGGGTTCTTCTGTGAACTTGGTGAAATTTGATGAGTGATTTCTATTATTCCCGCCCCGGTAAAACCACACATAACGTTGCTACACTGAAGCCAGATTGATCTAAGTAAAACGTGTTGTTGTCTGCTACTTCTAATCGTCAGTTTTGCGTTGCAATGTGGACAATATAATTGGTGTTTTCCCCGCATAACTCTCTCAAAAAGTACAATAATCGTATCGTTTTTTATTATACGGTTAAAAATTTGTGTGTTTATCAATTATTGAATACTATTGCCAAGATTTTTCTTTTTTGTAATCAAAATACTTATGCACACGATCAGATGTCGCTGCTGTTATAAGCTGCTTGCTAAAATTGGGCATTTTGATTCACTGGAAATCAAATGTTCACGCTGTAAATCAATTAATATCCTGAGCACCGAGAGTGCCTTACCTGAGAGCCTCGAGCACCCAAAAACAGGTAAGAATCATGAATATTCAATACAACCCAAAAGGTCATAGTTTCAGTGGCTGGCTTGGTGGTAAATCTCAACTGGCCAGAACTATCGTAGAGCTGATGCCAGCACATAAAACCTATGTCGAAGTGTTTGGTGGCGCAGGCTGGGTTCTCTTTAAAAAAACTCCATCCCCTGTTGAAGTTATTAACGATGTAAATGATGACCTCATTAATTTATATCGCGTCCTTAAATTCCATTTTGATGCTTTCTTAGCTGAATTTGATTTGCTGTTATTTTCACGCACCATTTTTGATGACATGAAAAAAAGTGACCGTGGTTTAACTGATATTCAACGGGCAGCCAAATTTTATTATCTATTACGTGCTGCGTTCAGCTGCCAGCTAGATGGCGCTTTCAGTTATTCAAAAACACGAAAAGCCGGGTTAAAACTAGGTGATGAACTCCGTGCACACTTACATTCAGTGCATGAACGTTTGCAAGGGGTAACTATTGAAAATGCCAGTTATGATTATGTGATTAATCGAATGGATAGTCCAGACACGCTTTTTTATCTGGATCCGCCTTATTGGGATTGTGAAAAGGACTACGGTAAAAATATTTTCGGTAAAGATGATTTTTATGCTCTGAAGGAGATTTTAGACTCGTTAAAAGGCAAGTTTATTCTAAGTCTTAATGATGTACCTGAAGTTCGTGAGTTATTTAAAGACTACAATATCAAAAATAAAAAAATCCGCTGGACTGTTAATAACAGAGCATCAGCGGAGGAGCATAACGGTAACGAACTTATTATCTGTAATTTCTAAGTACCCTTTTCGTCCTGAAGCCGTTTGAATTCTCGTTCAGCGGCTTTTGTAGCAGTAATTTTATTTTTATATAAATACGTTAAGCGTTTAGGATTTGACTGATCCCCCTGCGTTAACTTTTCTGGTGATTTTGCTGTGCCGTAATACACCACAATCCCCGTATAATCTCCACGCTCATCTTCAATTAATTGGCTGACGTCATCAGCATCCGGCATCATCACTTCAAGTACAACGTCTGTAGTGAATCCCCCCGATCCATCGAGCTTATGCGTTACTCTTGTACCTAACCACACGATGTCATCGATAGGAGATTTTAAACCTGAAAATTTGAAAGTCATTTCTGGTATGAGTTCGGGACGTCCCCGCGAAAACGTGTAGCTGAAGCTCGTCGCTTTACGTTTGATATTGTTATATTCGGCATAAGCTTTGTGTAGAGCCGTTTCTTTATCACGCAGTACATGTCGAATTTCCTTAACATTTTGAGTGCTATTGCCTACGGTCACTTTCTGTTTTTGGGGCAAAGCAATATCATAGTAATAACAAGTCACCCCTGAAATATCATCACCTTCCGATGTGTCGCTAAAACGATGCCTATCACCCTGATTTCGGGTAATTTCGACTTCTGGTAGAGTTTGGCCACTTGCTGTTTCAGCTTTTCCTTTAGCCATAAACAATAATGTGCCGTTTTTAACAGTTGCTATCGCATCGTGTTCATCTGCAATACGGGTCATTAAATTTGCGTCTGATTCGTTTTGATCAATATGAGCTAACTTAATACTGCCTAGCTTATCTTGAATAATCACATTTAGGCCATTTCTAGCCCCAATGCTACTTATGATTTCACCGATTGTTTTATCGTGATAACTTTCTTCCCTTTTACGCTTCAAACTCGCTTTTAAATCAGCGCTGGTGGCCCTTAGAGAGAGAATATCCGGTGCTCCGGAATGCTCACGCTCTTTAATGTAATATTTGCCTTTATAGATCAATCCAGTTGTACTCCAGCCAATCCAGACGTCTATTTCCGCATCTTTTGGTGGAATCTCGAGTAAACCATCATGATCAAGTAATTCAATAAGTACCGAATCTGCTTCAATCCCTCGATTGTCCGTAACGGTCATATTATTCAATCGTGAATTAATCTTAGTTGTGATGTCTGTACCATTGACTACAAGTTTATAAATGGCCTGTGCATTGACATTGCTAACACTAAACATGACCTAACCCAACACACTGCTAATGATATTGTTTGCCAACGTTCCCGGCTTCATTTTCTGCTTCAGGGTCATTCTGAATTCAATTTTACGAGCAGCTCCGTTTGGGAAAAAAAATGTCTGTGTTTCTTCCACATCTTCAAGAAAATACAGACCGAATATTTTTCCAGTACCACTGATCAATGGGAATGATTTTCCGGTGTCCCCCATTACGCGCAAAGCTGTAAGACTAAGTGGAGTCCCCATAAATTCAGGCATGATGCTGCCATCAAGCGTAATCACATCATCTCCGCGCCCCACGAACTGATAGTCGGGCATATCACCCACTCGTGAGTTTGAGGCATGTCTCCAGTTCGTTTGTCGTTTTAGTGTTTGATAGGTTGCCGTTGGTAGCGAAAAAACGAATACACCAAAAATCATCATCATAATTTTATTCCTTATTAGTTATCCAAAAACTGATCACGTACCCGCATTGCTTTCTCACGTTCATAGCTTCGGAGTTGACGCTGTACTTCAGCAGCAATGTCTTGGGTCGATTGCCCCGGCTGCGCTGTGACATAAATCGAAATAGAATCGCCCTCAACTGTGATTTGATGCTGTTTTGAAGCTTGGGCGGTTTGTGTACTTGGTGCCCCGGCAATAAGCGGTTTTGTCACAATTGGCGGCAATTGCACCGGAGCACTAAAAGAAGGTGTAGCTAATACTGGTTGCTGTACTGAAGTCTGTACTTCAAGCAACGTCTTCAAATGTTCTGGAAACTTATCAGAGATATTTTCTAGCCCGTTCCATAACTGACTCCACCCGCTTTTAATCTGGTCGAATAGCTTGAATACTGGAGCACCGTCAACATTCGGTTTTGCTATTTGTGCGAATAATTGATTTTGTTCCGGCAGTGAATTCGCACCAGGATAAAACTCCACTGACGGTGGTGCTGTAAACGTATCAACAATGCGTTGGTATGTTTTCTGAAGCGAACCATGTTGCTGACCTAAACCCACCTCAAGACCAGCAACGATGAATCGACCAATACCACGCATGACACGAGATGGACTGTGAATATCCATTTTTTTACGCATGAAATCCGGCATGTAGCTATTGATCTGGCCCCACAACGATTTCAGTCCATTAAAGCCCGATTTAATACCATTAATGAGTCCATCAATGATATTGCGACCGATACCCACCATTTGATTTTTAAGTGACTGTAGATAGCCAAAAATGCTTTGCCAGCCATTAATCAATTTCTGAAGAATAGGATTAGTCTGAATACTCGCAATTAAGCTATTCCATGCATTAAATACCGACGCTTTTATTGCAGACCATACAGCTGCAGTATGGATTTTTACCCCTTCCCACTGGCTGGTAAACCAAGTGCTTATAGGGGAGAAAATTTGCTTAATACCGACCCATAACTCATTAGCCCCGGATACAATCCCACTCCAAAGTCCACTAAAGAAACCAGAAATACTGGACCAATTAGCGATAATAAGACGGGGAATTCCAATAAAAGGAAAGATAAAGGTCAAGATTGGATTATTCGCAAAAATACTGTCTATTCTTTGAAAAACAGACATAATTGCGTTGCAGCCATCATTGAAAATCTGCTTAACGCTATTCCATAACCCACTGAAGAAATTAGTAATTGCACCCCAATTTTGATAAATCAGATATGCAGCTGCAGCAATAGCAGTCACAGCCAATAAAATTGGATTGGTCATAAACAAACGTCCTAACCAAAGTACCGAGCGTCCTAAGAAAGCGAATCCTTTTTGTAATAAGCCCACTGGCCCAGATAGCATTTTGAAAACAAAGCCTAATGAACTACCACTTGCCCCCACTGTGGCCATCATGAGTCTAAGGCTCAGCATGCTTAAAATAAGCGGTGAAAACACCACTAACGCCCCGCCAATGGCCACTAATGATGTTGCGATAACAAGTAAGCCAGCTCCAAGCATTTTTGCCAGTGTTGGGTTCTGCTGCATCCACATATTGAAGTTTTTTAAGGCGCTGGTGGCCACTTCAATTGCTTTGGTATAGATCGGCAAAATACTTTGGCCAAAGTTAAGATATGCATCGTGTAACTTTGCTCTGGCTTCTAATTCTTTACCTGTTGTGGTGTTTTTTGCTTTGTCATTCAACTGATCAATATTATCGGCTCCAGCGTTGAGCTTCGCATTTTTATGGATCTGAACGCGCTGGTCATACATTGTCGTAAAGAGATTTGATGCATTACGGTTTGTGAAAATACTTCCAATTGCATCATGAATCTGACCACGGGATGTAATGCCCTTTTCAGCCAAAGCAGGTAATAGAACTTTCTCCATCCATTCGAATTGGTCTTGCTTGAATAGCTCTGCGCCTTTAAGTGCTCCCGGGTTTAAAAATGATACTTGGCCAGCTTTATCGTGTGTAACCTTGCTTTGATCCGCGATTAGACCCAGCTCCATCAAATTATTGGCGGCTCGTTTTGTTGTTCGCCCCTGATAAATGTTTTGATATGCAGACATTGCCGACGTACCGAATCTATGGCCACCAAGCTCCTGAACGATAGGCTCCATTTTGTAATAGAACGCTTCATTTGAAAGGCCTTTAACAGCTACACCACCCGTTTTAATAGCATTCAGCCATTCCCCAGCTTGTACTCGTCCACCCGTGGCCGTGATGACTTGTTGAATGATATTCGCTTGATCTTTAAATGCTGCTTCACTCTTTAAGCCGTTGCGTAATTCAATGACTTTAAGCATGTCCATGAATTTTTTTTCATTTTCTCCACCCTGCTCACTGCCATACATGGCTTCATTGGCAAATTTCATTTTTGAAAGCATAGGTGCTGCAAATTTGGCATGATGTACATCTGCAAATGCAGTGACACCATCACGCATGAGCTGTAAATTATCAAATGTACTTGTGCCAAAAGTTTTCATAGCTTTAGCGTAATTTGTTGCCTCCTTAGTGGCTTCAGCACCAAGCCCCAACGATGCAATCCGGTTTTGCTCAATTTCGACCCGTTTGTTTTCTTCGATAGGCTTTCTCATCGAGTACAGTGTAGTGGCTCCAGCTGCAGTTATCCCGGCTCCATAAATCATGGCTGTCCGTGAGTGTTGTTGCACCTTCTGATAGTTTTGCTGTACCCGATTTAATTGGGCCATTTGGCGCTGTTGCTTATCGATTTCGGACGTTGTCCCGGATAAACGTTCTCTTAATTTTTTTTGGTGTGATCCAAGCTGATTTACAGATAAACCGGATTGATCTAACTCCCTTGTTAAATTCTTTAAATGCTGTTTTTGTTTGTCATATTCAGCCGTTAGTTTTCCGACTTCGCGTTCGCTACTGGAGAGCTGCTGAGTTAGACCTTTTAAAGACGCTTGGCTTTTTTTATGCTCGTCTTTAAGTTCGCGAAGGCTCTGCTTTTGCTTATCTATAGTTTGATTTGAGTGCTCAATCTCACGACGTACCCGGATGTGTTCATTACTTAGATTCTTGGTACTAATACCGTATTGACTGAGTTCAGTACGTGCACGTTGTAGAGCGACACCCTGCTCATTAATACGGTTCTTCAGTTGCTCAGCTTCACGTGATGCCCGGATAAAATCTTGAGTCAGTTTTTTACTTGGCTGTGCGTCCATTTGACGCTTTAAATCAGCAATCCGTGTTTGTACCGCCTGATAATTTTTTGTAGTTTCTAAAGCCGCTTGTTTTTGTTGTCTAAACCCATCGATACGCTTGAGCTGGGCATCTAGCTGTTTTTTTGCAGCTTCAGTCGCCTTCAGTTGTTGCTGAGTTTTTTCTAGTGAACTAGCCAAGTGGTTAGTCGGGTTCTGAGCAATTTCAGACTTCAAATGCTTCACATGTTCCTGCATATTTTTTAATGCAAGACTGCTCTGTTGAACGGCTGCTTTTTGTTTCTCAAAGCTATCGATTTTGGCTAATTGTGATTCTAGGCTTTTAACCTGATCTTTGGTCTGCTTCAATGCTCTGGCAGCAGCATTGCTGTTGCCAGAAAGGATTTTAAGGGCGGGACTGAGTTTGTCTTGAGAACCGAAGATGACTTCGAGTTTAAGTTGTTTCATTCAGCATCATTTCCATTTCTTTCAATGGCTTTTTGATGCCATTGCATCAGTTCTGATAAGGACATGTTTGTATAAGTTTGCGGTGGCCAGTGAAAGATCACCGCGATATTGGCAATGGCATCATCTACTGTTGCTGTAAGATTGATACACGTACTGAACTCGGTTGCAAAAAAAGCATTAATGCAGCTCCAATCTGTGCCAGATCCGAAGGTTCAAGTTGATTAATTTGTGCTTTGGTTAAAGTCGGACTCGATACACGCGGGATAACTGTACAAATTGCTGTTACGTCACCTTGAATCAAATCTGTGATTTTCACACCCTGAAGGGCCATAACGTTTGGCTTACGAATGTCTAATTGGGTAATTTCCATTGAACCCATTTTTAGGGGTTTATCTAAATAAATTACTTCCACATCCGGGTTAATCGCCTTTTGATTTTCAGCTTGTTGAACTTCGAGTTCTGTTGGTTGAGTTTCAATCTCAGGGTTTTGGTTTTGTGTATTCATGATCTGTCCTAAAAAGAATTAAAAAGACTCCGGCTGAAGCCAACCGGAGCTAAGGAAAAGGGATTAACTTAAATGACCAATGGCTTTCATGTGCTCGGCGTTGCGATCGACACCTTTAACAATGAATTTGTTAGATGGAATATCAATTTCGATATAAACCACACCATTGATGCTGAGCTTGTAATAGCTCCAGATAGTTTTGATTGTTGTTTCAGTGTCATCACCTGCTTTCTGATTACCGAAATCAAGTTCCTCATGACGTCCACGTACGACAATCTCATAAGCATCGATTTCACCAGTATCGTCACGCTGATATGACCCGGCAAAACGCAGCATGTGTGCTGCTACCGTGGAAGCACCAAACTGTTCAAGAATGAGTGGATCTACACCGCCAAGTTTCCATTGGAATGTAGTGATGTCGTCACCGAAACCTAAATCGACCTTAACGCTGCCGTCCATGCCACCACCACGCCAGTTTTCTAACTTACGCGCTAGTTTTGGAATAGTTACTTCTCCGGTTTGACCGAAATAACTAATACCCTCATTAAAGAGGTCCATTAGTTTTAATTTCTTTGGTAAAGCCATGTGCTATTTCCTTATGCCGCAATACGAGAAGCAAAATCAGCCAAGTAACTGTCAGTGATTTCCTGACGTAGACTGAGGTCTTCTAAAGGTGGAACGGGTGTGTAGTCGTAAGAAATACGAAGCTTCCCGGCTTTTAAAACATCGGCTGGGTTAAATGCTGGGTCAAACCAAGCTTCACCACCAATGAGATAGCCATTTGTCTTCCAATCACGGAGCTTTCCATTGATCCCTTCAATGATGTCCCGCGCAAGTGATGGATGTAGTGGCTTATCAACGGCCCACATGTGAGATTCACCCATCGTGTCCATGATGACCTGAGCAGTACGTGTATAACTTTCGAATGCAAAATTAGGATCTTCAGAACAAGTACGTGAACCCCAATAACGGAACCCGTCACGCTGAATAATTGTGGTCACATCATTTTCATTGAGGAAATTGGCATCTGTCGCTGAAGACTGTAAATCCCAGAACACATCTTTACTGATGCCTGTAACACCATTGACAGGAATGTTTGACAAAGTTTTATGCCAACCAATTTGCTGATCGATTTTGGCACGTAGCCCTAAAGCACGAGCTGTCGCATAGAGTGTAGTAGTTGAATTTGTCGCGGTGTCCCACCCCAAAAAGTCGGGCCAAATGACCATCGCTTCACGTGCGCCAAATGTTTGGCGATAAGCAATAACTTCTTCTTTAGTATTGCAGCCATAGGCAGAAATATAAGCGAAGCCCCGAAGTTGTTGAGCTATGGAAATTAGAGCAGCACTGACAGCTGCATTATCTAAGCCCGGTACACCTAGAATTCGAGGTTTCATCCCGAATTTAGCACCTGAAGTGAGCAATTGTTTTAAACCAGTGTATTTACCGTCGACCGATCCGCCGATAATTGAGCTGGTTTGAGTCGCCTCGTCTTTTTCTTCTTTAACCCGAACAACGATTACAACGGCATTGGTTTGATCAAGGATCGCCTGTAATGTTCGGGCTAGCGTACCTTTAGTACCAGCTTTGGCAATGGCTGCAAGAAGGTCAGTAATTAAAACTGCCGTATCCAGTGGGAATGTTTTTTCATCTGCATCTGATGCAGTACATACCACACCGATAACAGCGGTTGAAATTGTACGAATGGGTCGGCTTCCGTTATTAATTTCGAAAACCCGGACCCCGTGGTGATATGAATCTACCATAAATTAAACCTGTGGTCTGATTGGTTTTTTGTCAGCTCACAGGTTTTCAAATTGCACGTTTGATTTCATTCAGCGGCAGTTGTAAACGGCAGTATTACAACTCTATAAAGTCATTGCATATTCCCACATCTTATCGACTTGTTCTTCATCAAGTTCTAACAAAGTTGACATGAACAAAACAGATTCACTATTACGTTCAAAATTAAAAGATTCAGTATATTCAATTTGAATCTTTGTACGCATTTGTGGGTCTTCAATTGCATTAATTCGTTGCTCGATTAAGTCTAAAAGGCCATTTTCCAACAATCCCAATTTGAACTGTCGTCGTGTTAAAGGTCTTAAAGTCAACAAATAATCGATTCGTTTCTTTTCCAGAGTACGATTATCTTCCCACTGCTTTTTTGTGATATTCATTTCATGGTAAGGACTTGGCTTAGGTTCTGATAAAGTCAAATCAGAAAATACATAATGCCCAGAACTAATTTTGTGAAGTAAATCAAAATGCTGTTCTTCATTAATTTCTATTAAATCATCTGGCAGTTCGATGTACTCAAGATTTAAATCATAAAAAGATTGTTTCGATTGACTAAAATAAATCATATTAAAAACCTATCGCTAACCAAGTAAAACCACGCAAATCGCCAATTGCACTACTGTTAAATACATTTAAAGAGAAAGATGCCCCTGAATTAGATTGACTTACTAATAAAACGCCACCGTCCCCTGAAGCTGAATGCTGGATCATTTTACGTGTTGAATTAATATTTAAGACGTTATTAGGGAATGTAATTGGGAAGGTAATATCGACCTTCGTTTCACCCGGATAACTTGTGTAATCCATCGTTCCCCATTGCAAAATCAACCCATCACCTAAGTATTTATAGCCATTTTCCGCCTTTAAACTTCCAAAGTTATTTAATATTGTTGAAATGCTTAAATTTCCAGAACCATCAAAGTTACCAGAGCCAGAAACTGCACCTGTTAATGCAATATTTCTAGCGTATTGGAGCTTTGTCGCAGTTGCTGCATTTCCATCAATATTAGAGGGGTCAATTTTTTTCCATGAAGACCAATTGCCATTATAAAAATGGCGATAGTACATAACCCCACCACCGTTATATGGGATAAACCATTGATCACATCCCGCGCTTGCTTCAACACGTAAAGCAAATGCATTTGCTTGAGGAACGTTTGCTATTTGTGCTGTGGCTGCATCAGTATCTTGGTAGAAAAAGCCTGTACTTTGATAGTTATTTAAATCTGCCCCTGCTGGAATGTAAAAGCTTACTGGTGGGACATTAATATTATTACTTGCATCAAATGCAACACCGTTAATTAATCGCGGATTTAAAAGTTTACCGTCAAGATTACCAATGAATTGAGCTGTCCCGTTATAACCATAATATTTATCTGCATAGACGCCAGTACCAGTATGAATCGCACCTTTAGCATACATACCAAGGTTTGGAACAAGACTTGCTTCAGAATAAGTATCTGAAGCAAGTACACCACCGGTCAGAACTCTACGACCTTTTTGCTCATTTTCTGATGTAAACCATAAGTCAGAATCACCGTAAACTTTATTTGAAAAGATAATGCCGTTTACACGCAAATTCCCTGTAACAGTACCACCTACAAGGGGAAGTTTTGAATCATCTTGTGTACCCACTACTCTCCATTCTGACCATGTAGCGGTATTGCCATTCACATTCCAGCTTTGGCGCATCGCCATAGTGCCATTATTTACCCCCTGAGCTGCATGAGGGTAATAAATTTGATGACAAGTACCACCGCTTCTAATGACGACAAGAAAACCGTAGCCATATAACCCTGCAATATTTAACTCAGTAACCGTGAACTTGCCGTCCTTCAAAGCTAAATTAAGTTGATCAAAGGTTGCGATGGTTCCGTTCCAGCATAGCGGAGCTTCAATATTTAGGTCTTGTGTTCCATCAAAATAAACACTGTTAATGTTCCGGCCATTTTGTAATCTGGTAGCTGAAGCGGCATTACCGGAAATGTTCGAGTCGGTATATGCAAGTTCTTTTTTAATAGTCCAGTTTTGACTATTATAATCAGCTTGAAAGTGGTACAAACCTGTAGATATTTTGTTGAATACAAGTGCGTTTTTCCGTCCACCTGAAGCATCAATCCAACCGTTCAAAGTTATAAAATCACAAAATGCGGAAGTACCGTCAGAGTTATAAGTTCCAAAGAAAGTTTGAACGGAAAGAGGTGAAAGCTCAGTCGGTAGTAATGTTCGATCATCACCCATTTGTAAGCCGACTGCATTTGCATTTTTATCTAACTTGAGAAGTTGTAAAGCTCTACCTTGTTTCGCAGTTAAAGCTTTTGCATTATCGTCAGTTACCAAGTCATCAACTAATTGCACTACTCCCGCTTGCGTTACTGAAGCGGATCGAATCGTTTGCTGTGAGATGCCAGAAATTAAACCCTTGTCATTTACAGTAATTGAAGGGATTTGAATTGTTGAAGAATATGTACCAGCAACGACGCCACTATTCGCAAGTGTTAATACACACGATGAGTTTGCAGAACCATCATAAGTGAATGAACCTGAAGCCGCGCCAGAGAAAGAAACTTGTCGAGGTGTAACAAGCTTTTCGGCTGCCCCATCTGCTCGGCCTGTACCACCGCACAATTTAGATAAGGGTTCAGATCCATTTTCGGTCCAAACGCCCCAAGAACCAGAATTAAGATAAAAATAGCGATTTGTACCCGCTAGTTGTAATCTTGCCTCTCCTGCTGCATTTCCAGCAACAAAAGTCCCTGTAGTATAAATATCACCAGTATTTGAAATACTATTTGTTGCAAGACCACCTTTAACTGTACCGCCTTTTTCGGTCAGAATTTTTTCAAATTCTACTTCAAAGCCCTTTGCATCACGTGCTGATCGATACCAAAGTCCTCCATTCGCATATTTGGCTAAAATCTGAATTGCTGGTGCAGAACCAGAGCCTAAGAAATGCATTACCGTTGATGTGCCGCCGCTTTCCTGAATCGTATAGACACCTGATTTTGCGTTCCAAGCAACGTCATAAACATTTGATGTCGTACCATCTGCTTTGAACTTCGTATCATCATAAATAGTAATGTCGCTGGTACCATCAAAAGGAACCGTATTAATACGACGCACATTTTGCAGCTTGCTTGCTGTTGCAGCATTTCCGTCAATATTTGATGGATCAATCTTTTTCCACGGTGTCCATTTACCGACATAAAAATGACGGTAATACATGATCCCACCACCATTGTATGGCATGAACCATTGTGATACGCCTGCATGGGTCTCTACGCGTAAACCAAACGCGTTTGCTTGTGGGACATTTGCGATTTGGGATGCATTTAAATCCGTATCTTGATAATAAAAACCAATACTTTGATAGTTGTCTAAATCTGCACCTGCGGGAATATAAAATGCTACTGGTGGCACTCTAATATCATTACTGCCATCAAACGTAACACCGTTAATTAAGCGAGCAATTTTTAATTTTGTGGCTGAAGCAGCATTACCCGAAATATCTGAGTCTGTATAAGCAATTTGCTTTTTTAAAGTCCATGTTTCGCTATCATAATCAGCTTGATAATGATGCAAAGTCTGAGCTGTTTTATTAAAGACAAGTGCATTTTTACGGCCACCCGAATAATCATTCCAGCCGTTCAATGTCAAATAATCGCAGAAAAAACTACTACCATCAGAATTTAAAGTACCGAAAAAAGCCTGAATTGATTGTGATAATTGAGACGGTTTTAAAGTGCGATTGTCTTTAATTTGAAGGCCAACGGCATTGGCATTTTTATCAAGCTTATTATCTTGTAAATATTTACCCTGCTTTGCTGAAAGCGGCTTAACTGGATCATTGGTTGTTAAATTATCAATGATCTCTTTACGAGGGACATAGTTATCATTTACCCAGCCTTGTGTCGCATAGATCAGCGTGTCATCAAGTGTGACATTAACAATTTGAGCATCCTGAATATTGATTGTGAATCGAAGTTGATACTCTCGAACTGAGTTAGCCTCTTTATACACCGGGGCAACTGCACCATGTGAAATAAGAGTCTTCCCGTCAATAATTAAACCAATTTCGCGGATATAAAAGCTACCCACAATCGGGGGTAAGATTGCTTCAACTACAACGAAATTATTGATTGTTGGATGCTTCTCGTATTTATTTACCCCTTGACGATAAACCTCTTTAACCAGAGATGTACGGGTCTTATCTGGAGTCGGAGAAGATCCATTACCGTCACCAAATGCGACATGTGTAATGTTGAGCTTTGTTGAAGTGGCAATCGCATTTGCAATGGCTGCGTCACCAGCATTGGTCGTTACATTAAAATATGGGCTGCTCATTTATTGATAACCTTGTGGCATGCATTCGATAATCACTGCGTCTTGCAGTGCAATCGCTGTATTGATGTATAAGACTGGATTCGATGTAATTTGAACGTTAGAGACATGACGGGTTGCCGCTTTTGAGTCTTCAACTAATCGGTTCACTTCGTGATATGTTTCTTCTGATAATTCTTTACCGACGAGATCCAACTCGAGCGCGAATGTCCCGGGTTTACCCGGTGGCTCCATTTGAAACCATTCGATTAATTTCACTTGAAAGCCAAAGGGTTCTAATGCCCTTTTAATAGCCGCTGGTGTGCCTTTAATTTTGTGCTGTGGAATTGCTTGGTTGATGATGTGGCGTTTTAACGCATCTGGCCACTCATCACGCCAATAATTAACTTGTCGTTCCCAAGCTAGATAAGCGAGAAAATCAGATGGTGCATGATCAACATCTTTGGCAAGTTTGATCGATGGCAAATTAAAAGCATCCGCACCAACTTCAGCCAGCTTTTTTTCTAAATCTGTTGCATTTGGGGGCAATAAAGATTTCATTATTCAGTTCCCCCGATTTGTACGTCGATGCCTGTACAAAATGCATGTTGGGACTTGCTAATAACGATGTCAGAAGTTGGATTTAGAATTTCCACACGGCTAACACCATCTACATGTAATGCAGCGTAAATGGCTGACAATCGAATTGATTGACCAATTTTTTTCGAATTTTTTACGTATTTCTGCAAACGTTCTTGTGCTACGGAAAGCAACATGACGTTTTCTGCAGTTTGTGAAATATAAAGCCGGGCTTGGATTTGATATGTTACGGGTGTGCTGCTATGCACAGTCGGACGGTCACCAACCGGGCGAACGTCTTCAGGGTCTAAAGCTTTCTGTACTTTGTCTATAAGCTCTTGCGATGCTGAAAAGTCATCACTGTCATGTTGAGTGATATAGACATCTAAAAAGCAAGGATTGTCTTCATGTGAAATAATCGAAGCATCAGCTACACGGCCATCGGCTGATTTAGAAAAGAATTTATAAGCATTTGATGCGCCAGCCGTATTAAACCCAGATAAAGAAAGTAAACAACGTTCTTTTAAATCCTCATCACTTTCCATCACAGCAGATGTGGGCGGGACAGTATTAGGATTTGCTGGAGTAATAACGAGACGAGTAACTCCGTAATAACTTACTGCAATGTGATCAAGATCAGATCCAGTACTGAAGGCCAATAATAATGCCCGGGCATCCTGATTTCTTTGATTAGACATCAATAATTCAAGATAAGCATTTTCTTGTAAAATTTTGGTCACAGGCTCTGATTCACGCGTCAATACTTCAGTCCAGTACGCCTGTTCTTCAGTTGGATATAATGAAATAAAACGAGCTTTCCGCTTTGCCAAAATCTGTTCGTAATCCAGAACTTTAATGAGGTCAGGCGGTGGCAACTGAGAAAAATCAACAACGCTCATGCAGCTGCTCCTAATGTCAATCCTAGCGATAAATTCACAGGCTGATTTTGTTGAACCAGATCCGCATCGAGGCTGATTTGCATACGTGAGCCATCAATGCTAAAGATATTGATCTGATTGATATTGATACGGGGTTCCCAGCGCAAAAGCGCTGAATATATTGCGCTGTAACATTTCAAAATAAGGACGTCGTTTATCGGCTGGTCGATTAGTTCATAGAGCAATGAACCATATTCACGACGCATGAGCCTGCTACCAATTGGGGTAGTCAAAATGTCGGTTATAGACTGGCGAATTGACTCCAGCTCATCTGTGATTCTTAGTCCAACTACTCGATTCATTGTCATGGCACTGGTACTCCTGAAGTCTCTCCACCACCTTTGACACCAGTATGTTTGTGACTGCTTAGGCTAATATTTCCAGCTTTTACATCTGCTTTGGATGTGATGTCCTGAGTCGTAGATAAGGAACCATTGATCGTTGTATTACCGTTTAAAGTGATCCCACCTGAAGCGGTAATTTCGACTTTACCGCCATCCGTTAAAGTTGCTTTGAGTACATGAGATGAGGTGTCATATTGAATGACCGTGCCATCTGAAAATTTGCGCAATTTGATATTTTCAGACTGAGCTGGGGCTGGATTGTCTTCGCTGTAAATTCCAAACAGCACTACTCCTTGCGCTAATTCCCCGGATGGAGAAAACACAATGCAACGCTCCCCCGGATTCGGTGGATCCCAAGATGAGTCAGTCCCTGCTCTAATGTTGAGCCAGTTCAATTGGGCTGTTTTAATATCGCCTAGATTGACTGTGCACAGAGCCTTTTCAAGATCGACCGTATCGATTGAACCGAATCTGACAATGTTTTCTAAACGACGGATAATTTCTGAAATGTTCATGCTGCAATCGTGTTGCAGCATGATTAGAAATGCATGTGGTGGGAGTTGTAATTGAGGGTATTACAACTTGCTTGAGAAGTGGCTTAAGACATCATTTTCAATCATTTCGATCTCTGCTGATGTAAAGCCAAGTAATTCACGCGAAGGATATTTTACAACTGGACTATTCTTAGTTCTTCTTACACGGTCTTTTAAGCCCATTTGATGGACTTGGGCAATAAAAGCAACATTACCCAAAAAACCAACCGAAACGCCTTGTGGTTCTTGCTTAATCTTCATGAACCGAGCCATTTTAATCCGGTTAAACATTTTATTTTTAATACGCCCTTTCTTATCCCGGATCTTCTGTTTTTTTCTTGGGACGTATGAACTGCCATCCGGGTTTTGTTGTTTGGTAATCCGGGCACTTTGGCTTTGCCGTAATTTACGGCCAATATCCATACTGAGTTTACGTTTTTCTTTATCACTCAGTTGATTAAGTAAAATCCCTAAATGATCAAGTAAAGTTTTCATCTCAGCCATGTGCTATTTCCTAACAGGTAGCGGCATTGCTAAAGCGAAACTATCTGGACTTTCAACGGACATCCATTGTGCTAAAACGTCACCTGTCGCTTGATCGATCAAGCTTACTTCCTGCGCTGGTTCGGTTTGAGTTGCTTGGGGTTCAAGAGGATGATCGACGGTTATAGTGCCATCTGGTGCACGTTTAACGATGACACGCTCAGTCAGTGGAATAGTAATGGCCAAATCGACTTTATCGTTAGCGAGTAAATCTGCCTCAAAACGAACTCCCTCTTTAACCCGGTCTAAATTCGCCAAAAGCTCAGACTGATTTACCCGGAGCCAGTCGAATAAAGGTATGGCCACAGAATCAAGATCACCAGCGTAATCAGTCAAAATGATATTTGCGAAATATGAAAACTCATAAGAAAGCCCTGCCGCAAAGGTGCATTTCAATGCACCCTGGTCGGCAAAGATTTGCAGCCGGTCTGGATCTCGTCGTAACTCAATCACTGCATTCATCAAATGAGCACGAAGGTCATTTAATTTTTTCATGCTGCTTTTTTAACTCCGTAAATTGGCTCGAGGTGATCAAACTCTTTTTGGAATTTAGCTTGATAGCCTAATTTCTTATAATTCGGCCCGTTATAAAGGGTAAAAACAGCATCCCAGTCCTGTTTCTTTAACGCCTCGAGCAAACCCGGTTTCCATTCGATAAAGCGAATAAATGCTTCAAGCTGAAGAGATTCACTGGCCTGCATTTGTGCTACAAAATCTTGTACCGAGTCGTAACCCAAATCTTTCCAGTTCTCACCCATGATTTGAAATTGACCCCAAGACGTAGACATAAGTGCCGAATCTTCATGGATCTGTTTTGCTAATGCTAAACGGACATGTTCCGCTTCATTGCCTTGATAACCACCCGGCTTTGTATTCACTAAATTCGGCACCAATTTCATTTGGTTTTTAGCAAAAGCATCACCTTTGAATCGTTTTAAATATTCATACATACGGTGACGTTCAAACAGGATCTTGACCTTCCCATTTTTTAAAAAGCCAACGCCTTGACCTTCAACCGCACCGAATACACGAATGACCAATTCTGGTAACCCCAATCGCTTGGCCGCATTAACGTAATCCGAGTCTTTAAGAAATTTATCAAGTCCGTTCCCTGCCAATGCTTCACGGGTTTTGTCACCGACTTTACCATCTGCCACAAGTCCAACTTTTTGTTGAAATTGGATCACAGCATATTCAGTGCTTTCACCGAAAATACCATCGATACTTAAAACTTTGCCTGATTTACCTTTATAACCAAAGCCCGCTAATTGTCTTTGTAAAGTAACTACTGCGTTACCTTTTGAGCCGAATTTTAAGATCATGATGTACTCCAGATTTTCGCAACATTACCTTTTGTTCGATAAACAATAAGAGTGAGCAGCATGGCTAAAATGGCATCCCACACTGTTACTGGTTCTTTAAAAAATACGATATAGACTGCTTGGCCAATAAAGCTGGCCACCAAAACAGTCGCAAGAATTGCAAAGCCTTTATGATGCCCTGAGCGCTCAAAACTTAAGATTCGGAAGCCACAGAACAAATAACAAAGCACAGCAACGATTTGAACAATGATCATGAGTTACCTCCCCCTCGAAAAGTTTTCCAGAGCTGAGCAAGAGTTGAGTTTTTTACCCAATCAAGCAATTTGATCAGGATGTAAATTGAAAAAATGGCCGCAAGCATTGATGCCGTTGCGTCACTACTAATGTATTGAGTTCGGCTGGTAATTTCAGGGCCAAGCAAATAACCAAAGCCAACGCATAAAAGCATGAATGCAATGCGTTGTTTTGCGCTAAGTTCTTTTTCGAGATAAGCCACAAAAGCTGCTCCCAAAACCGCACCAAGCAAGGCATTACCATTGATAAATGGTAATAATGAAACCGCTGCGAGACCTGTTGTTGTTGCAGCTGTAGTTGAAGTTGGTTCTGGCATAATTAGTCCCAAAGCTGAATAGTTTGTGTAATTTGTTGGGGAGCAGATAAGTCGGGTAAATTGACCTCTGTACCGATGGGTAGAATTGCGCCGATATTCGCAAGTTTTGGATTGGCTTCTAAAACTTTCTCGACAACACCTAGAGAACGTCCGTAATAACGCCAGCAAATCAGGTCAATCGTGTCGTTTTGAATTGATCGAACTGTGTTCATATCAATTCAACCGTAGTGTGTGATTGGCCCAATAATTGTTTGATAGCCCACTGTTTATTTCGTCGACTTTCATCAATCGTAGGTGTTAATTCTTTTGCATTTTTATTGCCCGAAGTACTTGTGTCATAACTTCGATATTGCTCATTAACTTTTGCAGCCACTCCGTTTGAAATTGCTGAAAAATACAAAATTTCTGTATCTGGTTTTCCATCAACTTTTGCTGTTGCTAACTCGGCCAAACTTGAAGCAGAACTTACTAATTTATTAAGTAAGCGATTTACATCGATGATCTCTTCTAAAGTAACTTGCTTAAGCCGGGCATCAGATACGGCCCCATCAATACGAACAAAGCTGCGGATTTCATCTAAAGAAATGCTCGGGAAAAAATCTGTACTGCTGATTGTTATATTGGATGGTGTTGTATTACCGTTTGCGACAAATCCCATGTTACTCCCCCATTAATGCACTGGTGGGAACAATGGCTCGGTGAAGATTTACTGTGTAAGATCACTACCATTGTTCGCCAGTGCGGTGCGTGGGCACTCGTTATGATGATGCTGTTACATCACCCATATTTGTTTCTGTTTCAGTGGCAGGATTCGTATTTGGTGTAAATTTATCGTAAAGTTTTTGCACGAGATTCAAATCACCACGTCCACCACACTTGTCATCCAGTTCAACTGCTTTTTGTAGATAATCTAAAGCCGCTTTTGTATGAACAGGATCCGGCGCGTCCTTATCGGTAATCAAACGCAATTCCGCTTTACCTAAGGCTAAATACATTTTTGCCTTAACCTGATCAGGCATGTCTAAAGTCGTCTGCGGTAAATCAGGATTAGTCATTAAGCTTTCGAGCTGCTTCAACACATCAATGTCAATTTCAACATTTGTCTTAAGCTGCTTAAGGAAAGTTGCAGAAATTTCTTCGGTGATGACGCATGCTGGTGTTCGTTCAAAGCGGTCAGGTAAAGACAGGTTATGAACGAGAACATATTCAGCAATCTGTAACGCTTGACTGTAGTTAGATGTATCAATATTCCAGATCATCATTTCAGTAAGAATTTCATCCTGTACACCACTTTGCGCTTCAAGAATGCCATCGATGTAAGGGGTATAATTTGGTAGCAATTCTGATTTAAGTTTGATCTTATTTTCAGTCGACTGGATCTGCTTTAAGCGAGCACGGTCATTGTTGAGCTGCATAAGCTGCAGCTCGTATGCCGTTGCATTTTTCATACTGCCAAACTCTGCAGCTTGTTCAGCTGCAGACTTGGCTTGATGTTTACGAAAATGTTGACGGGCCAAATTCATGCGTGATTACCCCGCAAGTACTTCAATATTTTCAGCCATTGCAGCTAACCCTAAATCTTCGATGTAGTAGTCTTCATTTGAAGATTCATAGTTTTCAATTTGGTCACGCTTTGGATTATCAATAACGGTACGACGACGAGCACCTTCTTGAACATAAATTGAAAGGTTATCGAAAGTAGTTACAAGCAAACAATCTTCAGGGAAAAACGGAACTGCATAGACTGGTAAATTGCCCATGCGTTTTTGGCTGATAATAATGTCAGCGGCTAACTTTTCAGAGTTAGACTGCTCTTTATTTACCAGAGGGAAATATTTATCAGACTGAAGTTTACGGCTACAAATAACCACTAAATCAGGATTGCCTTGATGTACTTCATCAATCATTTCATCAACAAGGTTCATGACTAATGCATCAAGGTTTTGATAGTCACCACCTGCTCCAACGGTGATTTGTCCAGCGGTTTTACCTTCTTTTAAAACACGGCTTTTATTTTCTTCACGTTGCTTTTGTAGCCAGCCTTTATTGACATCTTGAAGTAATGGGTTAGCAACAATATCAGTGGTCGGGGCAGCTGTAATACCGTTGAAACCAATCATAATACGATCAAGTGCTTGACGTTTAATGATTACGCTACGGAACTTAGGATAAAAGTCTGGAAATTTTGCCCATTGATCTAACTTCGCATACTTAATTGAAGTGTCAAAGTTAGTTTGTCGGCAGAAATATACGCGATCATCCATTGAAGTAGGATCATTCGCTTGACGCTCAGCATTATTAGTATTGGTACGTGATGCAATCGGACGACTTACACCTAAACCAACCGCAGCAGCCGACTGTTCTGGAACAAGATGAATATTAATGCGAGAAAGGAATTCAGATGACTGCTGAATTTTTTCTTCCAATTTTTGTTGGATAGTAGGTTCTACATTAAATTTTTGACTAACTGTTTCAACGCCATTGAGTTGGGCCAATTTAGTCATAACAGCATTATATTTTTGACGTGTAAGTTTACGCATGTTTTTCTCTATAAATTTCTAATAATCAGGAATTAACAATCGACTTCGGCTTCAATTTCTGAGAAGGAAGTGCTAGACGCTTTTGGTCGTGGGGATTGGTCATGTGTGATGTCGAGCTTTGATTGCAACTGTGAAAAGTCAGTAGCTAACTGATCGTGCTTTTGCTTCAGTTCGTTGTAGGAAGTTTGGAGATTAGTGACTTCGCTACCCTGTTCAGCCGTCTGTTGAGCAATCTCAAGGATGGCCTGCTCTGTGTTGGTAAAAGACTCAGTTGTTGCTTGTTCTTGCTTTTTGAATAGATTTCGAATTGTGCCAACGAGACCAGCACCAAAAACTTTTGGTTCTTCGACTTCTTCAAATTCAAGTTCTGCTTCAGCTGCAGCTGTAAACAAGTTGTCTTTATGCTGCTTTTTACTCTCAAATGGGTTTTTTTCAGCTTTTGCAGCGAACTGCAACATATCTGTACCCAACGAAGCTGGACTGTCTGTAACAGCCAAACCAACCAAATAGGCTTTGCCTGTATTGGCAAAATTTGGATTAACTTCAATCGATGTATAAATTTTTTGGTTGCGTTTATTGAGCGCAATCAGATTGTCATTTGGCTCAATTTGGGCGAATAAAGTGAGTTTCTTTTCACCATTCACTTCAACCTTTTCGGCTTTTACTGCAATTACGTTCCCATAAGCGCCGAAGCTGCTATCAGGTAAAACACTACGGATGTGCTCAACGTTAATACGCGCACCGTATGTTTGCGGGTTGTATGTTTCTGCAATTTCTTGAATCCAGTTTTCCTGAATTTCACGACCATCTGTGGTGTCCCCTGCCGTGGCAATACGAAACCACTTTGATTTAAATTTTTTTGGATTCTGCTCTTTGCTGCTCATGCTGCATTTACCTATGAAAAATTGGAGTTCGGGCAATTTCGATAGGTGCAGAATGGGCAATGTGACTGTGTCGTCGCAACGAGCGTCAGTTGTAATTCAACGGTTTACAACTCGCTAAGGCTGAATCTGAAAGCCTGTACTGCCAATGTTTGCAGCAGATAAGTAGCAGACATTGGATATGAATGAATTTTCACAACTAGCTAACGTCAATTTGTTTCTCGACAATCGACTTAAAGCTAAATTTCTATATTGGTGTGGGTGGAAAATCACCGACATAGCCGAAGTTCTCGATGAAAAAGAGAGAACCATTCAGGCATGGAAAACCAGAGACGAGTGGGAAAAAACCAAACCTGAAAACCGAGTGGCTCAAGCTATTGAAGCCCGTCTAATTACACTCATTTTCAAAAACAAAAAATCTAGCGGTGACATGAAGGAAGTTGACCTTCTAATGAGGGAACTCGAACGACTGGCCCGAATTGAGCGTTACCGAGATACAGGCAAAGAATCAGATTTAAATCCAAATATTCAGAACCGTAATGCGGTAGCCAAAAAACAGAAAAAACCTAATACCTTTACCGAACAAGAAGTCGAGATCCTCATTACTGCATTCGAGGAAAATCTCTACGACTACCAATGGGACTGGTATCGAGCTGGCAATCAACGTACACGCGCAATTCTAAAAAGTCGCCAAATCGGGGCAACTTACTACTTTGCACGTGAGGCATTTATCGATGCGCTTAAAACTGGCCGCAATCAGATTTTCTTATCTGCATCAAAAGCTCAAGCGCATATTTTCAAAACTTACATTCAACAATTTGCTTTTGAACATACGGGGGTAGAGCTTAAAGGTGATCCAATCATCATAGGTAATAACCAAGCAAACCTCACTTTCTTGGGTACAAATGCCCGAACAGCTCAAGGCCACCACGGTAATTTTTATTTCGACGAATTTTTCTGGACGTATGGATTTAACGAACTAAACAAAGTCGCGTCAGGTATGGCCATGCATAAGAAATGGCGCAAAACCTATTTCTCTACCCCATCAACGATGGCACACCAAGCCTATGCATTTTGGACTGGTGAACGCTATAACCGAGGCAGACCTAAAGACCAGCGTTTAAATATTGATGTCTCTCATGATGCGTTAAAACGTGGTCGATATTGTGAAGACAAAATTTGGCGTCAGATCGTTACTATTCTTGATGCTGAAAATGGCGGCTGTGATTTATTTGATATTGATGAACTTCGTTTCGAATATTCAGCCGAGGAATTTGCAAACTTATTGATGTGTCAATTCATCGACGATGGCGCATCAATTTTCCCTCTTAACATGCTACAAGCCTGCATGGTTGATAGTTGGGAAGCATGGTCTGAAGACTATAAACCGTTCCATATTCGTCCACTTGCAAGCCGTCCAGTTTGGGTGGGTTATGACCCTGCTGAAACAGGAGATAGCGCTGGTCTTGTTGTTGTTGCCCCACCTTCAGTGGCTAATGGCAAATTCCGAATTTTAGAGCGCCATCAATTCAGGGGCATGGACTTTAAAGCCCAAGCAGAACAGATCCGCCAAATTACCCTACGTTACAACGTTACTTATATCGGTTTGGATACAACTGGTATGGGCACAGGTGTAGCCCAATTGGTTCGCCAATTCTTTCCAGCATTAACAACATTCAGCTATAGCCCCGAAGTTAAAACTCAACTCGTATTAAAAACACTAGATGTTATCCGCAATGGACGTCTCGAATTTGATGCGGGTCATACCGACATCGCTCAGTCCCTTATGAGCATCAAAAAGACACTTACAGCAAGTCAAAGACAAATGACCTTTACCGCGGGACGTTCTGAAGAAATCGGACATGCGGATTTAGCTTGGGCACTCATGCATGCCGTTTATAACGAACCGTTAGAAGGCACAACTATTTCAAATTCATCAATTTTGGAGATTTACTCATGAAACCAATTCACATTTTAAAAAGTGCCTTCAATGCCTTTTCTACTCAAGTTCAAACGGTCAAATCCTCTGGCCGAGCTGAAGCGTTTACTTTTGGTGATCCTGTACCAGTATTATCAAGTGAACTATCAGAATATATGGAATGTTGGTTCAATGGGCGCTGGTATGAACCTGCGGTGAGTATTGCGGGACTGTCAAAGTCTTTTCGTGCAACCCCTTATTTAAGTAGCGGCATCTTTCTTAAACGAAATTATCTAGTAAGTCAGTTTATCCCCCACCCTCTTTTGAGCCGTTCGGCATTTGAACAAATCGCTTTCGATTATATTTGGTCAGGGAACGCATATTTAGAAGAAATCAAATCATTAACTAAAAAGACACTTCAATTTAAACCAAGCCTCTCAAAATACATGCGAGTGGGTCAAGATGGTCGTTATTTCATGATTACAAATGATCATCTTGGTTATTCTGAATATGAATTTACTGAAGGCCGAATTACTCATATCCGCGAATCAGATATTGATCAAGAAATTTATGGCAAGCCTGAATATATCGCAGCCTTACAGAGCTTATGGCTTAATGAATCAGCTACACTTTTCCGTCGCAAATACTATAACAATGGTAGTCATGCTGGTTTCATTATGTATGTGAATGACCCTGCAAATGATCCACAAGATATTGATAATTTACGTCAAGCTTTAAAAGACAGTAAAGGGCCGGGCAACTTCCGAAACTTGTTTTATTACAGTCCAAATGGAAAAAAGGATGGTGTGCAAATCATTCCAGTTTCTGAAATCGCGGCTAAAGATGATTTTGCAAATATTAAAAACATTACACGGGATGATGTACTAGCTTCGCTCCGAATCCCTCCCCAGCTTATGGGTATCGTGCCAAACAATTCAGGAGGTTTTGGTTCTGTTACCGATGCCGAGGATGTTTTCTATAGTAAAGAGATCGTACCTTTACAATCACGCTTATCACAAATTAATGAATTAACAGGCATAGAATTAATTCGTTTTAAAGAATATGATTCGAAAAAATCCGCTTAAAAGTTATTCTATGGCTGTTGAATTTACATACCTTTATGAAACCGATAAAAAAGATAGTTTACCTATCTTGGCTTTAGTTACATTAGACAATGAGGGATATTTTAAAACTCTCTCAAGTACCAATGGTAAGTTGTTTAAAATAATTGGTAGTGATCGAATAGTAATAGAAGGTAAAGAATATATTTGGCGAGAAAGTTCAGTATATAAAAGAAAGCCCCTTAAATAAGGGGCTTTCTTTTACCCGCAATAAATAAGACAAAATTGTCTTATTTATTTCTTGATAATACGACAAATTTGTCGTATCATAATCATGTGTTTAAACAAGGGGTAGCTTATGAGCTTCAACGAGTTTAAACGATGGCTAATTGCACAGGGAGTTATCTTTGTGCGTAAAGGTAAGGGATCACATATGATTATTGAATTTAACGGTAAGAAGACTGTTTTCCCTAACCACGGGAAAAAAGAAATTCCTGAAGGCACTCGTTTAAAGATCAAAAAGGATTTGGGGCTTTAA